TCTATCAACCATCTGTGCCCATCGTGCCATGGTTGCCATCTTCCAATAAACATTGAGAATTGTTTACCAGGGTTATTTTTTAATTTTGGGTCTCCTTCTATGTGTATCTTTTCCATATTATTTTTTAAATATTTTTTCAACACATTCGGCAACAGTGATGTTGTCGGTGCACATGTCAATGTAATTTTCTGTTGGTGGTTCATAGTCTTGAACAAAGAATTGTTCCCTACCTCTTACCTCTGAAGTATAAACATAAACTTCTTTTATTGCATTTTCAAGTTTCTCTTTGAATGCATCTCTTTGTCCTTTGTAAGGAGACACTAATGATACTAAAACATTTTGTCCTTTGGAGTGAAGATATTGAGCCAAATGTTGAGCTAATTGTATATTCTTCATTCGTCCTTCTTTTGAATAATCTTTATTATCAAATAATTCTCTAATATCATCACCATCAATATGGTACCAATTATTGAAGTACCTTAACTCCATAATTGATTTTGCCAATGTTGTCTTACCTGCACCAGGTTGTCCTGTTAACCAATAAATCATTTTTCTAAGTTTTTAATTTTTCTCTCCAAATACCATAAAGCTTTCTTTAAATCTTGGAGTTCTTTATCCGAGTCTTTTTTACCCGCTCTCGCAACATACTTAACAACATTGAAGATGTAAGCATCTTTATCAAGCCCCCAAGCCTCGCAAACTTTTACAACTTCATATGGATTATCCTGACCACCGTAATGTTCTGGGTGGTTAACCATTTCTTTATTTTTACTCATAATTTCACTATGTAATATTTCCCCAATTTAAGAGACTTTTTATGGCCATTTCTAACAGAAAACAATGGTTTTGTGGTCACATTAATTCCAAACCCATTATTAAATCTAATAGACCATCCTGATGGTGAAGTACTAAATAAAATAGAATAATCAAATACTCTAATCACAGTTTGACTACAACCACTACCAATATAATATGTTTTCTTAGATATACACATAATGATTATTGGTTATCACTTCGTTTTCCTCTCTTAGTCGGTACTTGGTCGGTTACTTGGTCGGTTACTTGGTCGGTCTTTTTAACTTTACCTCTGTATTCTTTCCAATCTGATTTTGGTGTGTAAGCCCAGTTACCACCTTTTACTCTAATTCCAGCGTCATAGTCGGTAGTTCTCATAACTTCCCCTAATTCTCTACCTTTTGTTTGTCTAATTAATTTAATGCACTTCATTGTTTCCTCCGTGTTTTTTATTGTTAATAATTATAAGAATTTCTTTATCTGACTTACCTTTACAATATAACTTATGAATAAAATCACCCATCTTATCTTCAAAGATTAAAGCATCACTCTTACCATAATATTGTTTTAGCCTACCATTGTTTAAAGCATTAATACTTCCTTCAAGAGTAACCCATCGTTTATTAAATCCCATAAGTAATTATAAGAAACTTATTTTTCAGAGTCAAAGGAATTCATCTTTTCAAGGTTAACAATTTGAAAAATGTATGCCATTAGTTTTCTTTTCATGATTGGAATCATGGTTTGTTCCATTGGTAGTTTTTGAGAACATTTCATCTCAAATATTGGAAGGTCTTTATAAGAATCTGTATGATTCCATTTTGTGAAAGTATTGATAACACTAGTTAGTGTCATCCCATTCAAAGTATTATCGTAAATTAAATTAATATAAGTTTTATTATTATGAGTATCCCCTTTTGGTTTTTTTATTTCATATTCCCAAACCATTAATTTTTCATTTTCTTTATCAAAATAAAACATATAACCCATACCAGAGATTAATCCTTTTTTGTTTTTTTTAAGAAAAATGTCTGTACTATCATAGGCTAAATTCCATATTGATTTTGCAATATTAAACGCATCAAATAATTTTCCACCTGAAAATGTAAGAGTCTTATCTAACTCACTTTCTTCATCATTTGATAATTGTCTTGGTTTTTTTGAAATAAGTTCTTTAACAAGGATTTCATCATCACACGACTCAAATTTTTTATTAGTCAGTAATAATGTATTTTCTTTAACAATAGATTGTAAGTTCGCCAAATGTAGCGACAATTCAACAAAGTCAGGATATATTTCCAACTTATCAAATCCTTTTTCACATTTTTGTAAGTAATCTAATAAAGTATATTTGTTATATTCAAAATCAATAGGCTCTTTGAACATCCACTCAGGATTTAACTTAAATGATATTTTTTTCTTTCTTCCCATTTTTCAATAATACAATTAATGATAAATTAATCAATTCTGATTACATAAAATAACTCATCTTTCACATAAATCTCATCAGCACTACCATCATAACTACTTATAGTTGCACCATACCCATCAGCATTTATCACTCCTTGGATAAAATCATCTTTGTCAATATAATTCTCCCAATCTAACCCATAATTTTGCATGAATTCTTCCGGGTCATAATTAACATCACGAACTAACTCATTAATCTTATCTTCAATCATATCCTCAGGGAAGTCTCCGTCAGGATTGGTTTCTATTTCTTCAATCTCTTCTTTAAATTCTTCAATAAGTTCATTTAATTCATCAATCTTGTCTTGAATACTTTCATCTCCTTCACCACCATCCATATGACTTTCCATGTCATTAATATGGTTTTCAAGTTTTTCAATTTTATTATTCAAGATTTCAATTTTTTCTTCTTGGTCTTCAGATAACATTCTATCCTCATCACTAAAATAAGATTCAGGACTATCTCTCACATCATTTTCATAAACATCTTCCGCTTCTTTAACAATAGCTTCGGTGTCCAAATACCCTTGAGCAAATCCTGAGTTAAATCCTGTATAACCAATATCATCAATTAAATTATCCACGTAGTCATAACAACTTTTTTGCATATCATCATCATCACCAACCCCATATCTTCTACCATCTAAATCAGCATCAATAACTTCAAATTCAGTTAAGTCATAATGTTGTCCCACAGGAACAATGTTGTACACATCAATATGTCCATCATAAGTTGTTAATTCATCCTCAAGAGCTTCAATTTCATCTAATATTTCAACATTTTCATCAGGTTCTCCTTCTCTTTCATCATCATCATATCTTCTTTTAAGTACCTCTATCTCATTATTAATTCTTAGAATATCCGCCCTGTCATCATTAGTTAATACACTAACATCTGAATTTTCAACAAGAAAGTTTAGTAATGCATGGGCCTCTAATCCTTCATCAGGACAATCACCATTCAAATCCCATTCCTCATCTTCTCTTCTCTCTTGAGCGTCTTCCCTCATTCCTTGAACTCTCTGTTGTTCTCTTAATCTTTCAAGTCTTTCTTTTTCTTTTTTGGCAGAAGCAATATCAGAATATATTTTAAGTTGTTCTCCGTATTCTTGTTGTAAATAAGAATCAACTGAAGATATTATTTCATTAATTTTGTTTGTGTTGAGTATCCATCCATTTTTAATTGCCTCATCTTTCGCGTCATAATAAATTGTACCCCCATCAAATTTTCTTAATAACGCAACTTTATACAATGGGTCACTGGTTGCTTTAGTTCTATCTAAAATGTAGAATAACTTTCCATCTTCATTATATCTTTTGAATTGGTAATCAGATTCTGCCGCAGTACACCACTTGGTACCTTTACCATAATAACACGAAGCGTCATGTGTTAATGGATTAACAACAAAAAACTTTCCATCATCATAAACAACATTACCACCCTCAACTTTTTTAACATCTCTCCGAGCCCTATTATGATAGTTCACAATTGAGTTTATTAATTCATCAGCATTTTGATATTGTGTAATATCAGTTTTTGGTAGGTTTGTTGAAATCTTATCAAACCTTTCAAGAGCATCTACTAATTTGGTAAAGTTCTCATCAAAGTTAATGTTGTCAGATACCTTGCCTACCCACTCAAAATATTTTTGTGGTACTTTCTCAATAATTTTGTTCAAATTTTCAGGTGAAAATTTCTTTCCATACTTGGATTTAAAGTCATCAACTCTTCCTTCTTGTATTAATTTTAAAAAATCCATTAATCTTTTATTTAATAAATATCATTTTTATATTATAATTAAACCATAATCACTATTTATAGTAATAAAGTTATTGTTTAATATGGTAGGAGGGATTTACAAGATAGAAAATTTAATTGATGGTAAAGTTTATATCGGAAGTTCTATTAATATTATTAGCCGAAAACAAAAACATTTTTGGATGTTAAAAAAAGGGATTCACGATAATTGTCATCTCCAACATAGTTACAATAAATTTGGTGAGGATTCATTTATATTTGAAGTATTAGAAGAATGTAATAATAAAGATTTAATAATTAAAGAAAATTATCATATTTTTAAATATAAATCTAACAATAGCGAGTTTGGTTATAATTTGGCAACCGTAAATGAATTTAGAAGAAATACATATAATAATGAAGTTAAAGTTAAATTGTCTAAATATAATTTAACCAAGAATGGTAATTTTAATACATATTCACTAACTAATATTCAAACTAATAAAGAACACACATTTAATACATTAGTTGACGGCGCCAATTATTTAATTCAAAATGGATTTGCAAAAGGGAAATCTCGGAATGTGAGAATGAAATTATCAAACTCGCTTAGGGGGATTAAAGTTAACAATGGAAGTAAAACAGAAACAATAAGAAAAACTTGTTATAAACATAATTTTAATATAATAAACTAAAAAAAACGAATCACTATGTCGTGTGGATGCAAAAATAAGCAAAATCAAACACCTGAGCAACAAACCGCTCAAGTTCAACAGGCACAAGCTGTTAAACAACAACAAACTGAAAGCATTAAACAAGCTATCAAGAAAACTGTTGAGAAGTACTACAATGTAAATAAAACCTCTAACTAAGGAATTTTACATAAATTAACAGAGGGACAATGAAAATTGCCCCTTTTTTTGTATTTATACATATGGATTTTAATGATATAGTAGAAAAATTTAATAATGGAGATTTAGATGTTGAAAAATATTTTAACGACTATGAGACTTTCTTCAGTGTATTAAAGAAAAGAGGTTTAATGAGTGAAATAGACCCAAATAATGCCACTGATGGTGACCAATGGCAAAATGAATATTTGTTATGGTTATACCATAATGATAAAACCGCCTTTAACAAATGGGTACCACCTCTATTGAATGATGTTATTTTTAAAGACGGTGTTTATTATTTGGATGTTGATGATAGAGGTGAGTTAAGTAAATTATTTTGTGATGGTAGAAATGATATCTCACGAAGTACTATTGAAGGTATTCTTAGCGGTGAAAGTGATTGGGACCCTTATTGGAACACAACCGATGATGTTTACAGAGATGTTGTTGAAGAGCTTAATGAAGACAATTTAAAACTTCTTGGTGAATACATTGTATCTAATCTTGAGGGTAAAGAAATTGAACCAGAAACCGAACTTTTGTCTGACATTGCAACATCCCAAGGAACTGAAAATCCAATCATTAATTATGAGAATGTTACTCAAATAATTAGAGACGAAGAAACATTAAAATATTTGTGGGACACTGGATTACCAGAACTACACGGAGAATTGTATAGTATTCATAGTCAATCATATAATAATGCGTATGAAGATACTGTTTGGGAAGAAGTTTGGAATGAACTTAGTACTTACTTTATAGGTCATGGCGAATGGGTATCAAGACCTCACAGATATAAAAAAGATACCGAAGTTCAACACTTTGTCATACCAATAGCCAATTTTGAATCCGATATTGTTAAATTTTTAGAAGATAATAAAGGTTACGGTAATTCAGGTACTTTAGAGTATTGGGGTAGTTACGTAGATGTTTTAAAAGAATGGGCTGATTGTTTGGGTGTTCGCTCACCAGATTACCCTGATTTTCAAAAAGTAGATAAAAATATAAATGAATTATTTCCTGATTATATTTAATATTTTTATAATCTTCTATTCGTTTTATTTTTTAAAATCCCTATTATTCACTCAATAAATAATAATTTAACTTATTGATGAATTTAAAGAAAATCGGAAGTAATATCTTTGCAACAAATTTATTTGCAGATTTCATATTATCTAAAATACCAAAAGAAGAACAGTCTATCATAAAAGTGATTGATTGTACCAACTTCTTTGTAATTAAAGGAAAAACAACTTATAATGAAGTTTTAGACATTTCAACTTTAACTTCAGAATTTGAAAAAAAATACAAATCAATAATTAAAGATGTTAAAATAAGTCACTCGATTGACTTAATTGAATATGGTGTTGATATGTCATCTACATCAGAGATTACTCACACTTATTATTTTACCGACAATTGTGCTTATAATCAAAAACAAATTGATTTATTTAAGTCTGAGGATTGTACATACACTAATGAATATGTCCCTAAAAAAATAACCAATGAAGAATTGGTTACTGTATCTGAATTTCCTCATGGATATTCTCTCGGCCAAGGTAGATTATTATATTACTACGGTAAACACATATTTTATAGTATTCCGTCAGATTATTCAACACAATCATTAACATTCAATTTAACCACATTAAAAGATGAAGATGGTGATAACCTACTTAAAGTGTTTAACCCATATCTTGGAACCAATGACGATAGATTAGTTTCCGCAATTTTAGATGTTTTTGATTTTGATATGTCTTGGTTAAGTACTGAAATGAAAAAAGTGGATTGGAGTATAGAACTCACAAATCCACTTAAAGAATATTCTGTAATTAAAGAAAAAAATAAAGATTTAATTTTATTCTAAATAATTCCTACGTTTTTTCTATGTTGATTAACAATATCAACCGCTTCTGTAAGTTCATAATAATTTTTATCAGGAACATATAAAAAAGATTCATGGTTTTCACCATCACCTTCAATAATTAATAATGCAGGAATCATATCGTTTTCAGTTATTTGACTGAATGTGTCATATTCATCCTTATAGACCTCAATATCTCTATCAAAAAATTCAACACCTTCTTTAGTTAATAACTCTTTGAACTCTGTACAAAATGGACAACCTTGCATCGTGTACACAATAACATTTAAATCTTTCATTTTAATTAGTTTAACAAAGCAAGTACTTGGTCTGGTTGTAAAATCCCCGCTTGGGAGAATGTTTGCATTCCTTCCTTGAAGACTTTTATTGTTGGGACGCTTCTGATTCCTAACTCTCTCATATAATCCATATCACTTTCGATATCAAATTTATACACCCCATATGTAGGTGTTCCTGTAGATTCTTTAATTAACGATTCATTAACTTTTTCTAAGTTAACTAACATTACTTTACATGGGCCACACCATGTTGCGAATAAATCTAATACAAAACTTTCTTTGTTAATAATTTTTTGTTTTAATTCTTCAGATGTTATTTGTTGCATTTTTAAATTGTTTTAATACTTGACCAATAAATAAGTCAAATTCGTTTGATTGTTCTTGTTTATAGTGAATAGTTACTTCAATCATTTGTTGTTGACCAGTAATGTATTCATGTTCTCTAAATAAATAAATATAAAACCCTTGTGTTGTTTTATACAATTTTTCTTTATAAATTCTTTTACCATCTGTATCCATAGTAAAATGACTATGAATTATGATTACCTTTTTACCTCCAATAAATACATCAAATTCAATTGGTAGTGATAGAGTCATTGTTGAGAATATTTCTCCTTTCTCCTCAAGTTTTAATATGTACTTAGATATATTCATTAGAAAAGGTCCCACATAGATTTTTCTGCGCCATCAATATTTTTATAAGACCATTTTAATTCATTGTTTTCCCAATATGAATCAGAATTAAGTTTTATACCATTCTTACATTCCTTATCAATTTTAACCGTTTTGAATCTTTTGTCCTTTAAACAAGATAATACAACATCATCTAATTTAAATAGAATATCATTCCATTCTTCCCCTAATTTATTATTAAATCTACCTAAACTTTGGATTCGTTTAATCTTAACTTTATCATCTTGTTTAGTAATATAATACTCAATAGTCGCTCTTTCGTAATTAGACTCATTTCTGAGAGATATAATGAACGAACTCGCCTTTCCAATGTATGCCTTCACACAGTTTGATTGCGTTGAGCTTTCCTCGTTATATTCGTAACTGTTGGTTAATAAGATTGGAGCGTATTCACCAATCTTATTTTGTATTTTATTCACAAAATATTCAGGGTAATTTCTTTGATAAAACCCTTGTTTATAAAACTGAGCCTTATCCGTCCAATCCAAGTGTTCTCGTCTGAATTCATCTCTATTGTTTTCTGACAACCATCTTAAATCTCTCTCCCCGAATAATTTTAATTCAGTGTACATTCTTATGTGGTCTTGAAAGGAATATGAATCCATCACCCCATCAACATAGACTCTTTTAAAAATAGAATAGACTCTTTTTAATTCATCATTAGATATTAGTGTTTTAAATTCCACAGGAATATATGCATTATATTCTACTTTTGAACCTAACAATTTAGTAATTACGTCTCCATCTTGATTTAACCAATCATCACCAAACAT